AACAATTATAAAGTATGTAGGAGCTAACAGCTATGAAGCGGAAAATTGTTATGATGGTGGTCTTAGTAATAAATATTATTTGTTATCAGTAAATGATTATCAAAACAATCACGCTAATGCTTTTGTATCGGCATTTAAATACCAAACCTTAACCGATAACAATATATTATGTAAAATGACAAACTCAAAGGAAGACGGAACCAAGACCTTTTTATATCCAAAAAGGATTTACTTTGGTCCAACAAATATTAATAAACTGCATATAAAAATATATGATGAATATGGTAGAATATTGGACGTTAATAATGGCGATTTATCTCTCGAAATAGAATGTGAAATTCTATATGATTTATAAAAAGTAATAATATATTTTTGTATTACTTTTTTATAAAAAGTAATAATATATTTTTGTATTACTTTTTTATAAAAAGTAATAATATATAATAATTATACTATGATTGGTTATAGAAATAATAGTAGTAATATAACAATAAATACACATGTTAATACACAACCTAACCAAATAATTGGTGATGATGCTATTAATAAAGCGGGTCAATCATTTTTTGATATATTAACGCAACAACCATATAAATTTTCCAAAAATGATATAAGTGTTAATACTTATTCAATGACTTTAAGGTGGAACTATGATTTAATAATAGCCATGCAAGAAAATGATATTATTGCCAAATTATCAAATAGCGCAGATTATGCGCAAAATTTACCGTTTATTAGAAAAATTTATCTGGAAATTGCCGGAAATGTAGACGCACAGCTAGACCCGTTATATAATAATATGTGGATACCTCTTCATGAAATGACTATTAGTGGCGATTATAATGTATATGATTATAAACATTATGTTTTTCAGAGAGAAAATTACAGTTCCAATTCTAGTAATAATTATAATAAAGCAATTCATAATATAATTAGTAAAAGCTTACCATTTTCAATACGAGTATATGGTGAAAATTATAGCGCAAATTATCCTAGCATTGAAAACCGTTCTTTAATTTTCAATAACCTAAGTTTTGTATATATTAACCCACCATATAAGCCGCAATTTATAGGCTCTACTAGTGATTATAGTGCAAATGTTGCTATCAAAAATTACGTAACATTAACATATTATAATGCTAATAGCATTATGCTTGAAACGTCGGGCAATACTAAGATAACAAATTATAATATTGATTATAGATTAAATGACACTTTAGCAAGCTATTTAGTTAGTCGCGATTATTTGATAAATAATCTAAATATTGACACATCGTTTTCGAGCGCCGTGTATTCAACTATGAGTTTTAATATTATATTAGCCAATTTAATGAGTGGCTCAAATTATTTACACAAAATTAAAGTCAAAAATATTTATTCAAATAATTATTCAGAATATAGCGACATTAGTGTTTCAAAACATACACTATTGCCATCCAATAATAATATTGGAACAAGTCTTGATATGTCAATTAAAGCGGAATGTTACAAACGCATAAGTAATAATGATCTCAGTAATGCTAGCGTTTTATACTTTAATGTGGTTAATAGCGCTCATAAACTTATATTTAATAATAGTTCAATTCAACCATTTCAAATAACAAATCCATATTTTGATAGTCAACATTTAGAACCTTACCGTTATGGTTATGGCAAATTTATTGATAATAGTTTAAACTTGGTAACAATAACTATGAGCATTAATAGTGTTCTCAAACAAATTATAAATTATGGCGGTTTTGATGTTTCTGGAGCTAATGCTGGGGCTAATGCTAATGCTGGAGCTAATCCTATAAACTATAATTATAACATGAATAACTATACTAATAATAGAATTATTCATAATTGCAATTCTATTGAAGATATTTATGATAATGAAATAACCTATAGTAATAAAGGTTTTAGACTAAAAGGATATTTTTCATTGATAGATGAAATTACAAATAATAATATTATTAATTATTTTGGGGATCCATCTTCAAATCCATATATATTAAATATAAACTATAGTCGTGACCCTAGTGTTGATTATGTTCTAGGATCAAATGTTACATATAATATATATATAGATAATTTTACAGGTGATCCGGTTGCTAATAGTATTAGCAATATTGTAAATGCTACTGACGTTGTATACATTATGAGTGTTGCAAGTGTTAAATTTTTTAAAGTGATTTTATACAGAACTTATGCAAATATTAATTCGATTTATAAATATATTGTTGGAAACAATATAATTGCTAATTTTAGCACATCTAATAGTAATATTAGTTTAACTAGTCAAAATATTATATTGCCACAAGCAGATATTTGTGCTAACGGTATATATATATATAATGATTTCTCTTGCGTCAATATTGCATATTATCAAAAAACATATTACGATTTTAGTTTTAACTTAATAGAAAAAATATATAATTTAAATAATAGGGATGGAGTTACTATAAATAGTAACATTATTACACATCATTATTGCGATTATAATAGTTTTGACATTTCTAATAATGCAAATATTATTGGTATTAGCAAATTAGATTTAAATGCTTTAAATATATATGAAATTAGCAATATTCAACTTTTGGGAAGCGATTTATATAATATTCAATTGAAACATTATAATAATCATAGCAATAAAATAATGCCGTCTACTTTATTGTATATGAACTCGTCTTTTAGCAATGATTTTTCATTATATCCAAACAGTAATGACTTTAGTTATAATAACTTGGACATTTCATATAGCACACATAGAACAATTTCTTATGATTTGAGTGGTTCTATTAATCCATTAAATAACGGTTATAAATGGATTGTTTTTAAAATATATAAAAGCACAGACATAAGCAATGCATATAAATTTAATAATATTAATTATCCAATTCAGAATTCTGTTGATGGAACTAACTATTTACCTTTGAAAAATATGTTAAAAGCCAAAGACTTATTTACAGACACTATTGTGGATAATATTTTTGCTGCCGATAACTTAGATGCTCTTATGTTTGGACATGCAACAACAAATGATGAAAATGAAACATATACAAGATTTTTCAATATTAAGCATGATTATAATATTACTAATGGTATATGGACTATAAATAATAATAATAATAATAATACTAATGCTATTAGTTATAATAGTACGCATTTTTTAAATACGTCAAAAATATATGGATCTAATGTAGATGGTTTAGGCATTTATTGCCCTATTAATGTGTTAAACAATGATTTAACCATATATATAGGTTTAAAAAATAACATGTAATCATAACAGTTACTTGAATATTTTTTGATTTATTTATTTATTTATTTATTTATTTATTTATTTATTTATTTATTTACTAGCTTGGTAGCTTGTATAACTATTTCCAAGTCAAAAGTAAATTCTTCTTGAATAGACTGAACTATTAGCCCATAATTATCAATTATTTTAATACTGAAACTTGACATGTTTATTGGGCCGCTATATTGCCTAATATTATTTTTATTATCAATATTGTCTAATATTTCATATATGTAATAGTTTGTTAGACTTGTCCCTTTGTGTGTATTTATTTTTGCCAATATTTTATCACTTGAGAGATTATTATTTAAAAATAATTGATGAGTTTCAATGATTGCGCTCTGATTTTCGTCAAAGCAAAAAAAGATCGGGCTGCTTAATGTATTATATGTTTTAGGTCCTATTATTTTTTGACTTCCTTTTGTATTATTTGATGTATCATAAGCAATATTATTGAAACCTAATATATTAGCAAGCGAATATGGTGGAACATAATTTGTTAAAAAATCTATTGCATAATGTTTAAATTTGCTATTATTATAACTATTACTTAAATCAAAGGTGCAAATTTTAGTATTTTTGTTGATTGAAAAAGTTAGTGCTTTAATAAAGTTTGTATTGCTATTATCTATTGGATCTCCTGAAATAGTAATGCTATTATCTATTACATTTCCTGAAATAGTAATGTTAAAATTTTTAAATTTGTTATTTAAAACATTCTCCATTTCTGTGCTGTCTTCATAATATCCATTTTCTATTACTATTGAACATGAAAAATCGAGATTATTTGTATTATCATATTTTTTTATTACAAAACTGTTATTTGCTTTTGTGCTATGGATTAAAAACGGTTTTCTAATATTTAATGATGTTAATTTACATTGAACTACATTATTAATTGTATTACTTAATAGGATTTTACAATCGGTTGGCAATCCATTTGCAATAAATTTATTAATTCTATAACTTGTATTAAAGTATAGATTTTTATGTATGTAATATGTTTCTACAGCATCGCTATTAATAATTGGATTAATAATTGTATTGCTATTACTAGTTGAATTTGAATTTGAATTTGGATTTGAATTTGAATTAGGATTTAAATTAGGATTTGAATTTGGATTTGAATTAGAATTTAAATTTGAATTAGGATTGCTATTACTAGTTGAATTAGGATTGCTATTTGGATTTAAATTAGAATTTAAATTAGGATTGCTATTTGAATTTGAATTTGAATAATTCACATACGTTTCAATTATATTAACATCATCTTCCTCCTCTTCTTCATCTTCCTCTTCTTCTTCTTCTTCTTCTTCATCTTCGTCTTCCTCTTCTTCTTCCTCATCTTCCTCTTCTTCATCTTCATCTTCTTCATGTTTCTTATAATCTCTAATTTGTGGCTCAATATTTGCATTAGCATTGTTATGTAAATAATAATCTAAATCAGTTAAATCGGTTAAATCAGTTAAATCAGTGTTACGATTGGTTAAAAAATTCAATAATTTAGTTTGCGCATTTAGAAAAAAGGTTTTTATGGGTTCATTGTTGTTAAAAACGTTAGTAGTTAAATCGTCAACTTTTAATACTATATTCTCTCGTGATAGGTCATCTAATTCAAGCAATTTATACAATTCCTCAATACTATAATCATCTATTGATGTATTAAAAGTTTGATAATTATTTTTAGAATACATTGTTTATAAATAAACTATATTTAGTTTAACGGACTATTTTTATATTTTTAATAGTTACAAATCTATTTTTGTACATAGTTATTAAAAATCTGACAAAATCAAATTCATCATTTTTAGCAACACATTTAGGAATTTTTTGAATGCCTTGCCCTCTTTTGCAGTGATAAGCTGATTTAAATAAGTAATCTTCTAAGAAAGTAATTATTTCACTTTCATAACTAGTAAAGTTTTTTCTATCAATTCTATAATTTGATTTGTATATAAACCGATTATAATTATTATCTGCATAAATTTTGTAGTATTTTCTATTTTCTCTTGCAAGATTATTTTTAATTATACCAATTCCTTCTATAATATTTTTAGTATTATTCATTTCTAATACTAATAATTGACTGTCTGGATCTAGCGTATCGCTAATTTTTACAGGTAATCCATATATACAGCCTAATGAGCCATTGTTTTTTTTAATCCATAACCTATTTTCTTTAAAAGTTGCTTCATTAAATCGTGTTACGCAAATTTCCATAGCTATAAAATCGCATAAATAAATGGTAATAAGCATTTATTTATCAATTTTTAATTTTTTATTTTTATTTTTATTTTTATTTTTATTTTTTTATTTTTATTTTTATTTTTTTTTTATTTTTGTAGGTATTAATGGTTTGCTATTGTTCTTGTTCTTGTTCTTGTTTTAAATAGTAACATACTATAGTAATATTAGTTTTACATGCATCAATATTTTTTTTAATAACATTAATTTTTTCGTTATCGGGATAATTTTGCAATAATTCATTATTTATTGAATGTAAAAATTTGTAGTTACTTATGATTTCATAAGTTTCGTAATGGCCTTCAACTTTTTTAGGATTAGTGCTATTTATTACTATGTAACCATCGACATGTGAAATATTTAAATTTAAGCTATTATTTACTATTGGAATACTAATTTGCTTTAGATTTTTTTCTTGCATTGTTATTATTTCATTGGTTATTTTTATAATGTTTAGCTCGCGCTCTTGAAAAAGATCCAATATTATATTTTCAATCATTGTTGAATTATATTCCTCTTTATATTGTGTTTTCAAAGTTTCTCTTATTTCTGATTTGATTTTTTTTGAATTATTAACATAATAATCATCAACAACATTCAATAATAATTCACGGTCCATTGTTAATAATTTATGTGATTGCAAATATTTTTTATATTCCTCTTCTACTATATTATATACACATGCTTTTATACTTTCAATAATATTTCCTGTTGCCATTAATATATTATTAATTAAATATTATTAATATATATTTAATTCATTTTTATATATTCATTTTTAAATAAATTAATTAAATAAATTAATTAAATAAATTAATTAAATTAAATAAATTAATTAAATAAATAAATTAAATTTAATATATA